ACAAGTAGTTTTTGCTCCTCAGTCAGGCCGTATAGTAATTCCTGTGTTAATTTACTATTCTTATCTTTTTTGTATTTCCGAAAGGCTAGATTTACATGCCTCATATCTGATAAATTAATGTCTAGCGAGGCGATTTTTTCCTTCATTGCTACAATTTCTTTTTGGTTACGCATCATTTTAATACCTATCTGTAAAGTTTATAGTGGCAAGTGTCGAAGCTGTGAATTTTAGTGCAAGCTTGCAACGCTTCCGCGTTGCCTTTGCCTAAATAAGCAAAGAAGATCGCGAGCAAAAAGACTAGTGATAATATTTTAAACATTTAGCAACTCCATTTCTTTTATGCGTTCCAATTCAATTCTTGCCAGTGCCTTGCGTGTGTAATAGTCAAGCACCATACATGGCTTGTGTTTGTCAAATATTGCTATTGTCATTTTATTCACTCCCCAGTTTGTAAATTGTCATAATATCATTATGTAATAGCCTCTTTGTGGCTGCAATCGCGTTCAGTGTTAATTTACGTTGCCAAGCCGTAAAACGTGGCGACCACCTGAAACCCATAGATTTTAGTAGCGTGCGTGTTTTTTCGCCAGGCACATCATCAAACAGCAATTGTATACGGTCTTCCGAAAAATTACGTCTAACTACTAGATTATTTAATTGTGTATCTAAGGATGGCGATTCTTCTAATGCTTCGTTTTTCTTTTCTAGTGTTAGAAGATGTTGTTTCATGCGCTTAATTGTAGCGTTGTTATTAGTTAACTGAAAAGGCGCGAAAGGGTGCGGCTCCCAAGAATATTTAGAAACATAATCTCTAACAATTTTCTGGTGTGACTCTGACAATTCAGACATCAATGCAAGTGTTGTTTTACTTTCGTTGTCTTTTACAAAGGCTTTATGCGCTTTATTAATTGCCTTCATATCTTCTTGAAGTTTTATATTTGCGGCAACCTTTAATCTATAGTTTTCAAGTTCAGTCAATTGCTTTTCTTCGCTTGTGTATACTTTATCAAGATTTTTCAAGGCGTATTTTTCTAAGTCATTGTGAAAATCAAGCCACTCATCAGACCGTTTACGCTCAGTTGCGTTCGCCTTTTCGTTGCGCCTCACTGGAAAATTTGCGGGGCCTGTTATCATGGGTGACATACAACGGCTTTGTGCTGATAATAAAGCTAGCGTTTTTGTTTTATATCTATCTTTCAAATTATCAAAAACAGATTGCGCAACGGCTTTTTGTTTATCATCTTTTGCATTGTTGGTTATAAAAGCTGCCAGTTGCTTCATAGTTTCAATATAACTATCAACTACGCAATCTCCCCTTTTTTCAGGTGAGAAACTAGTCCCGTGGTATGCGCGTCTAGCTTCTTCACGGTCTATATCTGTTTCTATTGTGTTTATGTTAATCATTTGATTATTCTCCTAAAGAATTATAAATAGTTTCTGCATAGTCACGGCCTGCAATATATCCACCTGGAACGCCTAAAAGCTCAAGTGTCATACGGCTTGCACCATGCTGATAGTGCGTTTTTCCATCTAATTTAACAGCGTTAACTATGCCTTTAAAATCGTTATTATTTACTACAACCGCTGCAAATAGATTGCGCTGCATATCCATTAGCTGGATGCAACCTTTGAGCTTTTTGTAGAATCCAAATGCTGTAGAGCCTGTTTCAAATAATGAGTTAGTAAATTCTTTATCATTTTTTGCAAATTTAACGTTATTGATAATAATCATTTGATTACGCTCCTATATTATATTGAAGTTTTGCAGCATCTATATGCTTTTCAAACTCAAAGCGTGCGATATTATGACAGTCTTTTACGCCTTTTTCAGTAGCGCGGTTTTTCGGAAATACCATCACATTTTCGCTATAATCTTGGAGCAAGATACAGGTTCTATTTCCATCGTTTGTGATATCAAAAACACTCGCATAAGTACCGATACACCGTAAACGCTTTGTTGTAACAATGGATAAGATTTTTGTAGGTGTTAAGTTTATGACTGTTTCAGCTTTCCAGCCAGAAAAGACGCTCTTTGATATTGTTGTTTCATTAATCATTTGGTTTTCTCTCCTTTAATCATTTGTAAGGCTAAAAGCTATCTTAGCCCCTGTAGATAATAATATCAGCTTAGACGAGCTTTGTCAAACACCGAATCACAGAAAGTTATATTTAATTAGTTTTATTCGTTGAAGGGTTGATATTTACCCAATGTGTAAACACTATTTATAGGCTGGCTGTTTACACTATTCTTTATATATATCAAAGGCTTGTAGAGGCGTGTAAACAAGCGGTTTAAAAAGTGTTTACATCTAAGCCATTGAAAAACCTCAATAAAACGGCATGTGTAAACAAAAACGTGTGTAAACAATAAAAACACATAGGCCTTGCACTTGTGCGCATGTGTGCGCGTGTGTGAGTGGGCGCGTATGAAGGGTGTGTTTACTGTATATCTGTTTACATATATATATATTTATATAAATTATATATATATATCAGTGGCTTAGCATGGCAGCAAATATGGCAGCACTCCATTTTTAACTGTTTACACATTTTTCTAACCTATTGAAATATATAGATAATAGTGTAAACAGTTGTTGTTTACACATATCTATCTTGCGTATTTGTCAAACAATTAGTAATATGTAATCTATTAATTAAAAGGATTTCATAAAATGGTACTACCAACAATCGGAGAAACAGTTAAATATATGCGCTACAATCAACAGCAAGCACTAGAGAAGGGTGAAGGCGTTGTTCTAGGTGTCAATCTAGATGTAAACAAAAGGTTGAGCGTTTTCATCGAGCTTAGTAGCAAAGAGAAAATTAACGTTGATTTGGCTTGTGTTGATTATCAAGAGAGCTTTGTTGATGTTTATACAAAGGCAATCGAGGAGATTAAAGAGTTAAGCGAAGAAGGTAATAAGCGCGTTCAATCTGTTATTTCCGATTACAACAAACAAGTAGATTTGCTATATGATGATTTGCTTGGAAAACCTGTCGTTTTTAACGTATAACAAATTCGAGGTAAATTCGATGAATAATCCACAAAATCTTACAGTGCCTAAGAAAGGCGAAATAAGGAACCCAAAAGGCAGGACTAAAGGCTCTCGCAACCGCTCTAAGGTCTTCAAGGAGCTACTAGAGCAAGCTTCTTTAGCTAATATCAGTAAAAGGCAATTAAAGCAGCTATCTGACGGCGATGATATCGGTATGGAATTGCCGCAAGGCACAATAGCGGACCAGGTTGCTTGTGCTTTATTGATCCAAGCGCTTAAAGGTGATGTTTCGGCAGCTAAAGAGTTGCTAGATTCCACTTATGGCAAGCTTACCGATAAGATAGACAATGCCCACTCATTTACAAAGATGGGTAGTGTGGAGGCTAAAGTTGCGGGAGGCAGTGAGAATAATACAAAAGAGGCTATCAAGTTGACGTTTGATGTTGGCGAAGACGCCTTACATGATGTTATAGAAGGGGAAGAATAGGCATTTATGGCTAATGATGTGCAATATTCAAGCTTGAAACTGCCAGAAATACTTGTTATTCCTCCAAAGCTACACCCGATCATTACTGATTTTAATAATTATATCTATTTTCTGCTAATAGGCGGGCGGGGTTCTGCTAAGTCTCAATCAGTGGGCAGGCTTCTGCTTTATCTTGGTGAGGTTCGAAAGCTGCGTATTGTGTGCGGTCGTGAGATTCAAGCAAACATTGAAGAATCAGTGCACGCTTTACTTTCCGATTTAATCAGCCAATACGGCCTAGCTTATGACATATTCAAGCATGAGATTAGGCACAAGACCAGTGGAACAGTATTTAAGTTCAAGGGTTTTAGGGAGCAGGGCAATGTTAGCGTGAAAGGTCTTGAGGGTGTTGATATCTTGTGGATTGATGAAGCCCAAAGCGTAACTAAAAGCACTCTTGATATCATCCTGCCTACATTGCGTAAAGAGCGGCTCATTAATGGCCGTTTGCAGTCGTCCAGAATCTTCTTTACTATGAATAGATTCATGAGGGAGGATTCAGTCCCCGATGCTATGGCGGGAAACTCCGATTGCTTGCACATTGTAGTTAATTACTTTGACAATCCCTTTTGCCCTCTCAACCTAAAGGTGCTAGCTGAGAACACACGCAACAAGAGCGAGCGAGACTATAAGCATATATGGCTAGGTCAACCACTATCGCAAGCTGATGATTATCTATTTAACTTTGAGAAGCTAGTGGCAGCCTTTGAGATAAAACCTTTTGGAGAGTTCCCTAAGAAACAACGGATACTTGCTATTGATTTTGCGGCGCAAGGCAATGATCAGTGTGTTGCAACTGTTCTTGATCGTGTAAGTAACCAGCATTGGAACTTAACGGAGTCTTTGCCTTGGGATGAACCTGACACGATGATAAGCGTGGGCAAGATTGTCAACCTAATAGGGCAATTCAAGCCTGATGTTACTATCTTAGATATTGGCGGCATGGGCAAGCCTGTCTATGATCGGCTGGTCGAAGTCGGAATGAACATAGAGCCTTTTGACGGTGGAAGCACACAGGGCGTTGATATTAAGCATTACGCTAATAGGCGGGCGCTTGGTTACTTCACTCTTCGGGATTGGTTCGACTCTGGCTTTCTATGCGTAGATAGGAGGCAGCATGGCGAGGTTATCAAGCAACTAGAAAAAATCAAATTCAAGTACCGCTCTAACGGCTGCAAGTTGATACAAGCTAAGGTTGACATGAAAAAGGAACTTAAATACTCACCTGATGATGCTGATAGCTTGATGATGGCTGTTTTTGCAGCGGTTACACACCTAGGGCAATCATCAAATACTGGCTCCGCTTCATCAAATAAGACACCAGAAAGGCGGTCAAGGTCTTCGCGTGGTCACACTCCTTCGCGTGGTCGTGGAAATAAGTAGTCAATATATAGCTTGCATGTTAATATATTCTGATAATCAAAACATATAGTAGGTATATCATGGGTATTGGAGCGGCTATTGTGGCGGGTTTGGCTTCTATCGGGGGTGGTTCGGCTGTGGCGGGTGGTATTACAGCTGCTAGTGCGGCGGCTGCTGTTGGTGGCTCGATTGCAACTGCAAGTGCTGCTAATAGAGCGAGTAAAAGGCAAAGTGGTATTGCGGAGGGCGCAAGGTTAGACGCAATACAAAACGCTATTAAGGCTCAGGAGGCCACTGACTCAATTAAGGAAGAAAAAGCTGACATAAAGAAGAAGCGTCTGAGCTTATTCAATACTGAGGGTGGAATCCAAGGCGAGGAATTACAGACTGGACAGGTTGGAAAAAGAAACACATTGTTAGGTAATTAGTATGGACAATCAATCAGACAAAAGAAACATTCAAGAGCTATGGTCTGGCTTGAAAGAAAACGGCGAGCGCTATAGACCTATATGGGATGACATTTCCAAATACACAGGGATAACGGTAGAGCCTGATTATATGTGGCATAACAAAGGCGCAAAAGACCATGAGCTTGATGAATTTGTTGACGATCCTACTAGTGCCATTAGTGTCAATCAATCTGGTGACTATCTTATTGGTATTATGTGGGGTTCTGGGCAAAAGGTATTTGATATTGTTCCTTCACGCTATGTTCTTGAGCTTGAAGATCAGGCTGTTATTGCTGATTGGTATAGTTTCTGCACAGATCAAACGCTATACCATATGAATCATGGTGATGGTGGCTTACATACGGCTTTGCGTCCATACGCTTATGATCAAATGAGTTTCGGCACTTCTGGCCTTGGTTGCTTCCCTAATAATGATTTTAAAGAAAAGCTAGCTGATAACGCTCTAATATTCAGTAACTATGGAATTGACAACACAAGGATAGACGAAGGAAAGAGCGGTGTTCCTGATATCGTAGGTTGCACTTACCATTGGAAGGTAAATAGAATTATAGCAGAATTTGCTACCGTTGGTGGTGTTATTGATGGTACACTGTTGGAGAAGCTACCGAAGTCTATCAAGAAAGCATATGAAGCTGGAAAACTCAACGAAGAATTTGATATAGTGTGCCTAATCTTTCCGCGTTCTGATTTCGATCCTAAGTTGAAAGGCAAAAGATCGGCTAAGTATCGTGGTGTTTGGTTTATGGATAGGGCAAATGAAAATAGTATCTTCTACGAAGAAGATTTCAAAGAAAAACCAATAGCGATAACTAGGCAGATCAAGGTTAGGGGGGAAGTCTATGGACGATCTTCTGGCACTATCCTTATTAGCTCAATTCGTGCTGTCAATTTTCTGGTTGGGACTGTCATTGAGATACTCGAAAAAATGTCTCGTCCTTCTCTTGGTATGTTTAATAACGCTATATTCGGTGATTCTGTTCTTGATACGTCTGCTGACGGAATAACGATATTTAATAGTGCTATGGCTGGTAATGCTAAAACTCCTATGTTCCCTATACATGATGTAGGTGATCCAAGTGGCATTATTAATTTTCTGGTTCCTTATTTGAATGATAAGATAACCACAGCTTTTAAGGTTGATGCTTTACTTGATTTCAATAACTCAAAAGATATGACGGCCACGGAAAGCTTGCAGCGCTTTGCTATACGCGGCAAATCTATTTCTGGAATGTTACAGCAGCAAAAGGTTGAAGGCTTAGAGCCTCTATGCAAGCGGGCTATATCTGTTCTTCTTGATATGGGTGAGTTGGGAGTAGATCCTAGTATTGATGAAGAAAGAGCAGAGTCTTTACGCTCTAGGGGTAAGAGTGAGCGTGTTATTCCTCAAGCTGTACTTGATGTTATGGAAAGTGGCCGCCCTTGGTTTGAATTAAAGTTCAACAATGAGATGGAAAAGCTAATGCGTACTGAGGCAGTTCAAAACCTGCTACAAATATTACAAGCTATTACTGCTATAGCTGCTCTTTATCCAGAGATCATACAAGGCGTTAACTGGTATAAATTACTAAAAGATATCAATGATAACCTTGATTACAATAACCAAATACTAATGAGTGAAGTTGCGTTCAAGGAGCAAGTAGCACAAGCCGCACAAGCTAGGGCTGCCGCTATGCAAATGCAAGCAGGCCAAGTTAATGCTGCAACGCAAAAGGATTCTGCACAAGCAAACAAAACACAAAGAGAGGCTGAGAATGTCGGAGTCTAATTTTAGCAACCCTCTGTATAGTAATGATTCAATAGATAAAATTAAAAAGAATAGGGAGAAGTCTGCTAGTGACAGATTGAAGCTTAAAGAAGAGGAAGAACAGTACGCACTTTCAATAAATAGACTCTTCTCTTCGGAGGATGGTTTGTTTTTTCTTAATAAGATGAAAAGAGCTTGCGGAATCAATTTGTTTGACAATGAGTTAAATCCAGCTAAGTTGGTAGAGGATAGGGGACGTGCTTCAGTTTGGCATAAGTTAATCCGCGATCATATAGATGTTGAAATTCTTAGAAAAACGGAACAATAACCATGGCAAAGGAACAAGCACCTGTTGTTATAATTAGCGACACAGAGGAAGGCAGATTTCGCCCTAAGGATAAAATTTTGACGACAAAAGATAAAGCTCTGCATGATGACATTAAGGAATCCGCTAGACGGCTAGAGTCTCTAATCAACCAAACGGGTGCTGGTCGTTATAACTCATTAGCTATGACATCTCTTGAGGAATCAGTTATGTGGGCAGTAAAGCAACTTACAATGTAATAAAGGATTAAATAATGCCCACTGATACTGTAGAAGATAGTGGCGCTCCTGTTGAGACTCAAGTAGAGACTCCAGTTGAGGCCAACACCGAGGCGGCTGAAACACCAGCGGAAGCTCCTGTTGAAACACCAGCGGAAGCTCCAGCAGAAGCCCCCAAGGAAGAAACTACACCAGAAGAAGCGCCTAAGAGTGAATTTAAAATACCAGAACAATATAAAAACTCTCCTTGGGCTGCTAAAGTAGAGGTTGAATCCGACCTATATAAGCAACTAGATAATCTATCTTTGATGGTTGGTAAAAAACACGCTTACCCTTCGGAAGATTCCACATCAGAACAATTATCAGAATACTATTCGGGATTACGCCCTGATAGCGCGGAGGCTTATAACTTTGGTGAGGATCATCCACATCCTGAGCAAGCAAAGGAATTCGGTGATATGTTGTTTAATTCCAACATCTCCAAACACCAAGCAGAGCCACTTATTAAAGCTTATCAAGAATATGAGGCGCGTATTATAGCAAACTGCACAAGCGCAGAAGGCCACGAAGCTGTTATGACTGAGAAGTTCGGCAAGGGCTATGATGCTATCGTTGTTAATGTTGAAAACTGCCTTAAAAAACACACCACACAAGCTTCTCAAGAAATGTTAAGCAAAATGCCTAATGATTATCTAGGCGCTGTGTATGAGTACACAAATAACATGATGAAGGCTTACGGCGTTAATGAAGGCGGCGACACTCTCCATTCAGGCAAAGGTGGCGCTAATCCTGTATCTCAAACCTTTGAGCAAAAGAAAGCGAGTATAACTGCTGAACTCAACGAGCTTGTAAAGAACCCTTACCATACTCAAGCACAAAAAAACGAACTCCTAAACGCTAGGCAGGCTTTATTTGAAGAGCGCTATCCCAACAAAAAATAAGGAACATAAATTATGTCAAGAAAGAAAAACCAAAACAACGTTACAGAAACAATGAGTATTGGCGGTGAAAAGCTTCCGTTTATTAACGATGACGGCGATGCGTTAATGACAAGAGCAGAGTTTGAGGCATCTAATAAAAAAAGCGAAGATGAAAAAATAGATAAAGATGGTGGTGATGATTTCTTTGAAGTTACTATTTCGGGTTCTTATTATGATTCCCGCAAGGAAATTATCGACTATGACGATGTGAAAGTTAAGATTCCAGCTTGCGATAAAGACGCAGTACAAATGCATGTTCAAGGTCGTTACGCTGTCGCTGCTATTAAATCTACGATTAAAGAAAACGGCGATCCTAAGTATCCACAAAGAATTGATAAAATAAGACAAGTGCATATAGATGATGTTGTTGAAACTAAAGGTAAGTACACTTTTGTCGGGCAGGATATTAGAAAATTAAGTTTAGACGAAATGCAAGATTTAGCTGTTCGTAAGGATCTGCGGTTTATCCCGCTTCCAAAGTCTGGCCTTGATAGGCGGGAAATGGCTACTAGGGTATATGTTGCGTTTTCTAGTAAGGTTCTTAATAGAGAAATTAAATACCAAGATGAAGCATTTAATCTTTCTAAAGAGCCTGTTGTAATTGCTGATGGTCGCAAAAGAATTGAGGGAAGCTCTAAAATAACCAATGAAGAAATGATCGAAAAAGAGCAAACTAATAAATCTCAATATGGATCAAGAGACAATCCAAAAAACAGGTTTACTATTGAGGAATTAAAATCCATTGCTTCTGACAAAGGCATAGAGTACCCCGAAAACTTTGGGTTTGATGACCTTTACAGACGCTTATTTTCGGGCTAGTATAAACACACGCACCCACCAAGGAAAGGCCACCTCTTCGATTAGGTGGTCTTTTTTTGTTTGTAAACGTAATTTTTTATGCAATAATGTATTTTATTGGATACGTGTTACTAATTTACGCCCCGATTTGCGGTTAAGCTGCCCAAAAATGCTAGAAGCCCTTACAAGGATACCTTCGATAAAACTAATAAAGCAAATCATATTCAATTTTTTTTGGAGCATTTAAAATGTCCTCTACAATTTCACCAAATATTGACCAAGCTGCTCAACAAAATTTCCTAGATAGTTTCCATGAGTTAGCGCAACAAACAAAATCAAAGTTAGTTGCTACCAACGCGGTTAAGTATTTAACCTCTAAGGGTAAAACTAACAACATGGCTCGCATAGGCCGTATTGAGCTTACAGAAGTTGATTCTCGCAACCCTGATAAGCAGTATGGTGATTACAGTGTTGATAACCGCCAGTTCAGCAAAAGACGCTTTACTAAAACAATCACGATTGATGCTAAACATGATATCAACGAATTAATTAAAGATCCTACATCTGATATCCTAGCTCAACTTGACCATGCAAAAAATCGCGTTACTGACCGTATCGCAATTGCTGCTGCTGTCGGTGCTGTTTTGACTGGCGCTCCTGATGCCGCGCCAACCTCCACATCTGCCGCTACTGATGGCGTTCTAACCATCTCTGGCACTGCTGGATTCACTTATGGTGTTGTAAAATCTATCACTCAAAACTTCATTAATAATGATGTTGATTTCAGTGTATTCTCTGGTTCTACAATTTGTGTGACTGGTAAAGAAAACAGCGATCTTATGAGCGAAGTTGAGTTTATCAACAACGATTACATGAGAGGCACGCCTGTTGCTTCTGGTATTATGGATAATGCTGGCACGTATCGCGTCCAGCTTTTTGCTGGTTCTGAAAACGGTGGCATTACTGTTAACAATCCGATCCTCCCAGAGGGAGCAAGTACACGTAGTTGTGTTGTTCTTGCACCTGGAAGTATCGCTATGTCCATGGAGCTTGATTCACTTGATGTTACTAAATCAACTTCAAAAGTAAATTCATACGATATCACGATTGATTTCTGGATTAATGCTATGCGTACAGAAGGTGTTCTTGTTCAAATTATCACTACTACGCTTTAGTGTGAATTAATCACCAGCAACACCCTTTAATGCAAACATTAGTTAAATAACATATAGGAGTAAATACGATGGCTACAGGTATCCGTTCAAATGGGTTTACAGAGTTTCCTAGAAACCCTGGTAACAGTGTTGGGAAGAAATTACTTTCTGTTCCTTACCAAAAAACTATTGCTACAGGCGCAGGCACGAATACTCTACATATTCTTGCTGGCCCTTTTGGCTTTGATAGTAAAATCGCCGAGATCGTTGGGGCAACACCAGCTCTTACCTCTGCTAATAATAACGATCTAGGTTTCTATAAGAAAGAACAAGATGGTACGTTTACAGCCATTGGAAGCGGTGATGAGCTTTGGGACGGTGTAAACCTGACCTCTGCTCTTTCTTATCGTGAGCTACTCGGAACTCTAAACACTGCACTGGATCGCGATAAGAATGTTGGTGGCATTTTGTCACTAAGTTCTGAAAGCGAGCCTACAGGTGGTACTTATTTGGGGCTTTTAATTCGCACAGCCTCAACTGCTACCTCGGAAGTTCTAACTGTTAAAGTTATGATTGAAGAAGCCAATACTAAATAGCAGTAGTTTGGTATAGTGTGGGGTGGTAAGGTTCACCCCACACTACTTTTATTTACTTAGGGATGTTTATATGTCTATTACTTCTGCGGAAGGTATTTGCAATCTAGCTGTTAGTCAGTTAGGGAATTATGCAACAGTAAATAATATATCCACGCCTACAAATGATATTGAGCGTAGCTGCGCTCTATGGTATGACACTTGCAGGGAATTAACCCTAAAAATGATAATGCCAAACTTTGCACTAACAAGAATTGTCGTCGCAAAATCTAGCGAAGTTCCTGTCTTTGGGTATAAGTATTTCTATAGCTATCCCATTACAGCCCTAAAAGTTTTAGGTGTTGGTAATATTGAAGATAAAAGAAATGATTATAATATAGAGCGCACACCCAACGGCGTTAAGGCTATATCGCATGATACAGACTATACAACGGGTATGCCTATTAGGATTATTAGGGATATAACTGATATAAATAGTTGGTCTGTTGAATCTAAATTATTGCTATCTCAATTTATAGCGGCCTACACATCATTGCCTATTACTCAAGATGTGGCTAAATCTAATAAACTAATTTCCGAATTACCGACAACAATGTCGATTGCCTCTGGCTTGAACGCTCAGGAGAACAGGCCTATAAGGATAAGTAATTCAAAATTTAAAGCCGCTCGCTCTAATAACAGCCCTAGTTTTTCGAGTAAAAAATAATGGCAAAAATAGACAGTTCATTTAATAACTTCTCAAGGGCAACACTCGACCATGATATGATGGGTCGTTATGATCTTCCTATATACCAATCTGGTGCTGATGTTGTTGAGAATTGGGTTACGAATTTTAAAGGAAATGCTATTTATAGAACTGGTTTTGAGAATATTTATTTATTTCAAGACTGCGCGTTTATTGAATTTAAGTTTAGTAAGGAACAGTCGTATTTATGCGTTTTCTATAACACTGTTGTTAGGTTTTTATCTTATGCTAGTGATGGGTCTTTTGGTTGGGTGCTATCTAGCGGAAGCCCTTTAGAGGTGACTACGCCTTACGATCTAGCAGAGAGTAAGCAAGTTGACTTCGCGCAGAAAAATGATGTTATGTATATTGTCCATGAGCTATTTGCTCCGCGTAAGCTTACCCGCACAGGAGCAGCCGCGTTCACACTAGCAACATATACCCGAACAAACGATCCCTTTACTGGGTCGGGCTTATATCCAAGTTGTGTCTGCTTCCATAAAGGTAGATTGTACTTTGCTGCTCCAAGTTCTAAAAAAACAACCATTTACGGCACTGTCTTGGGTGACTTTGATGTTCATACTACGTCACCAGTTACCGCCACAAGTGCGCTTGAAGTAACTATTGCTGAAATATCGGAAAAAATTGAGTGGTTATTTTCTGGGGAAAACTCCCTTTTCGCTGGTGCAACTGATGGTATTGTAGTTTTAAACGGTGGTAGCGTTGGAACTGCCATAACTGCTGGAACTATTGAGGCATCTGTAACATCTGCCGAGCCTTGCAATTCCGCACGCCCATTCCTAAAAGATAGTTATATTTTCTATGTTAGTTTGGATGGTAGACGCTTGCTCCATTTTCAATATGATCTAATATCAGAATCCTTCCTGTCTCAGGATGCTAATTTTATTAGCTATGATATCACACAGGGGGGGATAACTAAACTTCGCTGGAAAAAAGATAGAAACGATCTTATCTATTGCATTACTGGTGCTGACAACGGGCAAATGCTTACTTGTAATTTTGAAAAGAATGAAAATATATCAGGTTGGCATAACCACACGACATTTGGTAAGTTTAAAGATTCTGCTATTATCACTGATAATGATGGTATACAGCAATTCTTTGCTTTGGTTTTGCGTGGCACAGCGTATTATATAGAGCGGCAAAGCAAATATGTTGAATTTAAAGAAAGAAGTAAATTCTTTAGTGGCGAGAGTAATAAAGCTTTAGATGATATTGCACATAATAGATATGTCGCTGAACAATTAAAGCAATGCATATACCTTGACCAAGCTGGAGTTGTTAGTAATTTACAAACACAAACAGGCATTTATGATTCTGATGCTGGAACATGGACTGACACGGATGGTGTGTTCGTTTCTGGTGATGTAGGTAAGCACATTGTTTATAAAACTGACACTGGCTATGAGAGTGGTCGATTTGAGATAACGGCAGTTAATAGCTCCACAGAGGTCGATGTTATCGTTCTGCAAACTCCAACTTCTACAACTTCGGGGACTTGGTATTTAACATTTAGCTCCTTATCTGGGCTTTCTGCCTACAACGGGACTACAGTGGGGATTGTTACTGACGGTGGTTATTTGAATGACTTTGCGATAACTGGCGCTGCCCAAGAATTAGGAAAGCAGGTTACACATGCTGTTATTGGCTATAGATACAAAGGGATGATTAAGTCGTTTTCTCTTGGCTTCCAAATCCAAGGACTCAATACACAAAGAATGATGAAGGCTCTTAATGAATTTTCCGTCCGTTGTGTTTCAAGCGCAGGCCTTACTGTTGGGTCTTCTCCTTATAGACTAACTGACGTTCAAGATCTATCGCCTGATGATATTAACTATCTACCTCCTATACCTATTGATGGTACTAAATCAGTATCTTTTTCTGATGATAACGAGAAAGATAAGTATTTTTACCTAGTGCAGGATGTGCCATTACCCGCAACTGTCACGTCAGTTATTTTAACAGCAAATTACACAACAAGTGGATGATTAGAAACTTTAATAAAATGGATGTTCGTAGGCTCAAGGCTAATAAATATAGCAGCATAGTAGGCTTTGAAGCGATATTTGAAAATCCTGATTTCTATAAGATGACTTTGGTAGATGAAAATAGCTCAGTTCGTGCTATTATGTGCTTCACAAGGTATTGGGGGAATTGCTTTATTGCTTTCTTCCTTTGTTGTGAAGATATAAATATGGGAGATGCTGAACACTTGAGGGCATTTCTCTATGAAACTATAGTTATTTTCGATGCTGATAGAGTACAAACAGATAGTGTAGCGTGTCCGAAGCTAACAAGGTGGCACAAGTTTTTAGGCTTTCAGAGCGAGGGCGTGCGTGTTAAAATGATAAATAATGAAGATCATGAAATGTGGGCTATTATAAAAGGGAGGGATTTCTAATGGGAGCTGCTGGATCATTAATTTCTACTGGCCTTATGATTTTTCAGGCAACTTCGCAAATAAGTACAGCAAGTAGAAATGCGGAACTTGCCAATAGAAACGCTATTGCGAAATCTGATGCCTTAAAGATAGAGGGCGATCTAGCTGTTAAAGAGAAAGCTAAAGAAGTTAGATTGAGGGCTGCTAGGCAGGTTTCATCTTTTATTACTTCTGGGTTGACTCTTGATGGGAGTCCAATGGATGTCCTCAATGAAACCTTTGATGTTGGTATAGAGGATGTCGAAAATATTGGAAGAAATTTCCAAACTAGCAGAATGAACGCCTTGAGTTCTGGCGCGGCTGGAGCGCAAAGCTTTATTAATAACGGAAAAAACCAAGCTCTAGGGACTATTGCTAGCAGTTTTTCGAGTATGAGTTTTGATTCTGGGTCTTTATTCGGAACAGCTAGTAAATCTAATAGAGGCGCTGGTGGTATACCTATACCAGTTCCTAAACCACAAGGGGGGTTTGGTTGATGGCAGATAGGCTCACAGATAATAACTTTAGAACATCAACAAACCAAGTAGCTGAACAATTAGCTGCGGCAGATGGCGTTCCTATAGGGCAAACAATAGCCCAAATAGGAAGGAATATAATAAAGCAAGGGCAAGAGGCTAAGATAGTTGAAAGCTTTTCTAGCGCTCAGAATGAGGTTAATAATCTTAATAGGCAATTTCAGGTTGATTTTGGGCATGATCCATTTAATAAAAATGGACTTGATAAACTAAAGCAAGATAAATCTGCTGCCTATAACCGTAGTGGCGAGGGTATTTCTCCTTTATTTAAGCGCCCCTATGAAGATGCAACAAGGCGGCTTGATATTCAGAGTGATGGTGTTATCGAGGCGTTTGGTTACACACAAACAAGAAAGAACACTGTAACAAGTATAAATAATAGCATAAAGAATAGCCTAAACCAAGCTACCGTTGATGGCGAAAGCGGCGCTAATCTTGGTGTGGCTATGCTTAATTTTGAGAGTAGTAAAACATCTTTGGTTAAAGCTGCTGATGGCATTCTTAGCGAACCAGAAGCCACAGCTATGTTGGAAGATTTCGACCAAGATTATCTAAAAATGCATTTAAGTGGTAAAGCTATTTCTGATCCTGTTGGCGCATTGGAAATGATGGATAGCGAAGAAGTAAAAGGAGCATTTAAGGATCAAAAACAATATATTGAAATGAAGGATGCGTTTAAAAATAGAGCGCAAAAGTTCCAAAGTATAGCGATTGAAAATGAAGTTATAGGAGTATTAAAAAGCGAATCAGGATTATTTAAAAGCGGGAAACCTTTGTCTTATGCTGATTTACAATCTGTATCTAATAAAATGAGTAAGCCTGCTAAAGAGTTTTTTATGAAAACAAATGGATTTTCTCCCTCAAAAAGCAAAAAACTTGATACGTCTGAAAAAATCCAGATAAAATCCAGCTTAGTTAATATGATATCTTCCGCAATGCAAGAAGATGAACTTACTAGCAATGACCTTAAAAAAATGCAGGATAGTGTTTTTGACGCTATGTCTAGGGGTGCTTTAAGTGAAAAAGACGGGTTAGGTCTAATCAACCAAATTATAGAACCTGCTTTAAAAGGAAAAGAGGAATTAATTAATACACCCACACTTGATTCAGGTGAATGGAATCCATTTAAGGAAAATGTAGGCTTGCCTGTTCTAAATTATTTCTATGATAACGAGGTGTTAATAAAACCAGCAGAAGGCGAGGATGATGTTGGTTTAATAAGTAAGACTCTTAATAACACTAATAAAGCAAATCTATATGATTATTACTTCCAAGACTTAACTGCCTCTGCTATTAAAAACAATACTACAATCGCAGGGATAAGCGGCCTTTCATCAAGTAAAAAAACAGCTATTTATAAAAAAGCCTCTGACGTTGCCAGGGCTGAGTTTAAAGCCAACACATCACCTTTGGCTCTCCGCTCCTCTATCCCCCAAGCGGCAATAAAAGCTTTAATTAGCAACCCTGATAAGTCTAGTGACTTTGATCTTAAATTTGGAACTGGCGCTGCAAATAGGATTTTAGGTAAATGACAAATTTTTTCGATTCATATGACCAAGCTCCATCTAATGTTAAAGTTGATGAAACAAGCGCCAGTACGGGAGGAAACTTTTTTGACTCCACAACAGGCGGCGTTACTATTGATGAATCTGAGCAGAAGGTAATCAGCGAAGTAAATTCAATTAAAATAAATACTCCTGAAACCTTTGGACTAACAACAATACCTAAAGATATCGGGCTTGGTTTTGCTCGTGGCATAGCTGAAATGCCACAGCATGTTGGAGCTTCTCTCGTTGAGGTGGGCGAAACAGCAGAGGGTTTTTCAGGAAAAAGTTCTTTTGAAACGGCTAAAAGCTCATACGTTAATAGGTTGCGATCACATATTAAAGAAGGCGATGGGATGCCTAATATATTTGAAACTGCTCTTATTGGGATGGGCGTGGAAAAAGATGTGTTACTTAATGCGGCTTTTGGTAAAAAAGGTTCTAAAGTTATCACAAATGCTGGCCTGAATATGATTAAAGAAAATAAAGAGGCGCTACAAAATATTGGATTAATCCCGAAAGGGGAAACAAGTATAGCCCATGATGTCGGGCATGGCTTGTCGTCCACTTTTATTTCTATTGGCTCTATTGTGCTAACTAAAAGCCCAGCAGTAGCTAGTTCTTTTATGGCGTGGATGATTAACGGGGGTGATTATTTAGAAGCTAGGGCGGCAGGAAAAACACCCGAAGAGTCTTCGGCTATTGCCGCCACATCTGCGGCTTCTCAAGGGGCTTTAGAGTTTCTTGGTGGTAAATATTTTATGGCAGCTGCTAAGTCAAGTAGCTTTGTTAAAACTAGTTTATTGCGTATTTTCGGTCAAGGTGTCGAGGAAGAGGCGCAATCTTTAGTAGAGCAAGGAATAAAAAATGTAACTGGAGTTCGAGACTCTACAGCTTTAGAAATAGCTAAAGAAGCTATGTATGCGGGATTTATTGGGGCAATGGCTGGCGCTCCTGTAGTAACTGTTGTTTCGGGTGTTGAGAGCTTCGGAAAGTCAAAGGGACTTTCTGATAAAGAATCTAAAAAACTTGCGGATACTGCTGGTGAAAAATATGGAGAACTTCAAGATTTAGCGGCTGCTTTTATTGATAAAGAATCTTCTGGGCTTGGTACTGATAAGTCCGTATTAGAGGCTAGTAACGCGGCCACTAATGAGGTTATTAAAAAAAGGGAAGAGGAATTAAATGAAATAGGCTTTGAAGAGGCAATGAGGCGTTTTGACAAAATAACTAGTCAATCTGATACCGATCAATTAAATTCGGAATCCGCTACACTTGCAGATTTAGAGGCTGTTGATCTTGAGGGTCTTAATCCTGAACAGGTGAAATCAGTTGAGAATAAAATAGATGCTCAGTCAATTAAAGTTGAAAAGATACAAAGTGTTATTGAAAAGCGCCTTATTGAAATTCAAGCGCAAAATGGCGAAGGGACTATATCAGTTCCAAAGAAGCCTGAAACATTATCTAAATTTCTGAAAAGCAAAGGCGGGCTAAAAATCGACACTCGCGAGTCTAGGAGGTTCACTAGGAAGGAAAACCCGCAATTAGATGGTGTTGCTAGCAATAGAGGCACTTTGTCTCTGGAGGACGCACGAGAGCTTGCCGTAGAGGCTGGCTTTATAGAAGATAGAGCAAGCGGCGTTAATGAGGTTACGGAAAGCGATATCAATGATTTAGTAGATGCTTTAGATAATGAGGCATCAGGCGTTTCTGTTGTAAGGGATTCCGATATAAACGAGTCCCAAGAAAGGGATCAGATTATAGAGTTTAATAACCAGCAACGTGAGTCTAACCAATATATAGCTGAAAATTCCAAGAAAATTAAAACCATAAAAGCGGCATTTAAAGAAGGCGCTTCTGCGGCTAAGAAAGATATTAAGGCCGCTCAGGAGTCTATCATAAAAGCCCTTGATAGAGCTAAGTTACGTCCAGAGGATAAAGCCAAATTTATAAAGACAATTAAGAATATCCAAAGTGCTGAACAGCTAGAAAAATCAATAGATTCAATTGAAAAGAAAGTCCTTGAGTTGCTGGATGCTGACACCAAAAGAAACCTAAGAAAAAGAATAGAGAGGGTGATTAGTTCCGCAAAAAAACGCAAAGATTTAGCTGTTGATGTGGTTGATAATGTCCGTAATTTCGAGACAACTTTAAAAGGAACAGGGATATTAGGAGCTGGGATAAAGGAAATGTCTATAGCTGACTTCCAAACCGCACTTGATAGCGCGATATCTCTTACTTCTGAGGGGAAATTTAAACTTACTGTTATAAAAGCGCAGAAACAGAATAAATTTACTGCGAGAATAGACCAATTAAAAGTAGATACTGTCGCATTAGGAAATAAGGATACAAAGCAAGCGGGACTAAATGAAACTCTTAGTGCTTTCGATAGAATGAAAAACCTGTATATCGAGGGGCTTAATAAAGTTCAAAGATTCGACATAAACAAAAACCCTATGGATGTTATTTTTGATATCATGGATGGCCTTAAAAATTACTCTGGCGCTAATAGTACTATTTTCAAAAGAACAATTGATAGAGCGCATAGTAATTATTTACAAATAAGAGAGTCCACATCTAGGGATGTTAAAAATCTTTCAGATAAGCTGGATCTTAGTGAAGTTAGTTATAAAAGAATTGGCGCTTGGGCTGCCTTGCAACAAGAGGGTGGTAAAGATAAGTTAATAGCTACTGGAATCACTGAGAAAGAAATATCCAACCTATCCCTTACTGATAGCGAAATGCAAATGTATAATCTCATGCGTGAGAAATTGGATAGTTTGCGTCCTGCCCTAAAAGAAGTTATGCGTGTTGCTTATAATAAAGATTTTTCTAATGTGAAAGAATACTTTCCTTTTATGACTGACTTTAAGGCAATGAAGGACGCAGAAATACAAGATATGTTTGGGGATGATGTGATTACTATTTCTGATCCTATTCAAGATTTTAACAAGAAGGATGTTAAAAAAGGTTTTACTAAAGAACGCACATTAGGTAAGCAGAAAATCCGAATTGACGCTATGGGCATATTTTTGAACCATGTAGACAATGCCACTTATTTAATTGGCATGGGGCAAGATATAAAAGAGCTTGGTGAATTGGCGCAATCTAAACAATTCGGAAATATAGCGGGCGATCTTGGCCAACAAGTAGTTTCTGACTGGATAAATCTTTTAGCTAATAAAGGGCAAGCAGCAGGTCAAAATGACTTCCTAAATGCTTTGCGGGTTCACGCTGGTGCGGCGGTTCTTGGTTTTAAGTTATCATCCGCTTTAATACAGCCCACGGCTCTTGCTGACGGCGCTACCTTAATAGGTGGTACATATGTGGCTAAGGGGGTTAGGAATGTGGTTGATAGTGAGTGGCGACAATTTATGTATGATAACATGCCTGAAGTTCGCCAGCGTGTAGGTGATGATCCAAATTATCTTGATATGGGTGGTGACGGGCTTATGGCAAAGCAAAGGGAAATGGGTTTTTACGTCCTTAAAAAATTAGACATGTTTGCTGCATCTTCTGTCGCAGCGGGCGCTTACACAAAATCTGTTGAGGATAGGGGTGGTAAGGTGGATCTATCGAACCCTGATTCCATAGCCATTGAATACGCACAGTTGATAATGAGAAGAACTCAATCATCTTCATTTGCAAAAGATGCTATACCAATAATAAGCCAAGGTAAGTTTACGGGTAATGTTTCGGTTGATAAATTACTTTTCCAATTCCAATCCTTCATGTTTAATCGCTGGTCACTTATCCAGCACGATCTTTATAACGCTGGGATAAAAAAGGGAAAAACAAAAGAAGCTGCGAATATTGCAATGTGGTTAATGCTAGCTAACCTAGCGGAGTATAATGTTAGGCGCTGGACTAAAGAGCTTGTTTCTTTAATGTTCGGTAATGATTTTGATGATAAGGATGAAGATAAAAACGCACTTGAGATAGCGGCTGCTCAAGCATTGAGTAATGTGCCTGTTGTGTCGTCTCTTGTGTCCTCTGCTGAATTTGGCTCTGTTCCTGTTCCAGCTATTAGCTTAATTGAAGGTGTATTTAAGAGAGCTTCCTACATAAGTAAATCAAAGAGCCAAGAAAAGAAAAATAAACATAGGGCTTTATTGGCTGTTGAAGGTATGGGGCTGCTTATAGGCGTGGGTGGGACTCTCCAACTAAAGCAATTCATACAAGAAGCATTAAAAGAAAAGAAAAAAGGTCAAAGATCGACATTATAAAAATAATGTATTATAGTAAATAATATTTAACGAGGTAAAAAATGGCTGTTTCGGATAATTATCTACCTACTAAAGATATCGGGAATGGCACTACTGTGGAATTTACGGCGACATGGAATGTAATTTCATCTGCTTTTATTAGAGTTTATTTAGAAACTATTTCTACAGGCGTACTTGTACTTCAAACACTTAATACGGATTTTTCACTTTCTTTTAACGCTAGCGGCCTTACTGTTGATTTTACAATTGGGACTGCGCCTCCAAGCACTGTAAATGTAATAATTGCTCGCGCTATATCCTTAACACAAGGCGATCCTTACAAAACATCTCAAGGATACCAAGGAGCTGTTTTAGAAAACAGCTTTGATAAAGTTACAAGTATTACCCAAGATATCCAAGACGATGTTCTTAGGTCTTTAAAGTATCCTCTCGCTAGTGGAAAAACTGGCTCTATACCTAATCCTGTAGATGACGCTGTGTTAGCTTTTGACGGCACAACTGGCGCTTTAAAAACAGGCGCTACTAATACTAGCCTAGTGGCAGGCGCGGCGGCTGCATCAACTAGTGCGGATGAAGCGGCGGCAAGTGCCGCGACTGCGTCTTCCGCTTCTAGTTCTGCTTCTAGTTCCGCAAGCGCTGCGTCAACTAGTGCGGATGAAGCGGCGGCAAGTGCTGGTAGTAATAATATAGCAGCACCAACAGCAAGTAAGCATGGCGCTGTATTGTATCAGAATGATGCGGATGATGGTTATGATGCGTTAACATCTCAAGGCACATCTGGTCAAATACTAACAAGTAACGGCGCGGATGCTGCACCTAGTTTTCAAGCTGCACCGTCTGCTGGCTTCACTATGGGAAC